TGGAAGAAGGGCGGATTCAAGTCTGCTGTTCGTGCAGCGCACAAAGAAGCTGGAGGGAAGAAGTGATGGCGATCCATACACTACGAGGTCAAATTAGTGAAGGCGAAGTAAAGCGTCTTATTATCGCTGATGGCATGCTTAACTATGGTCATCGAATTACTAGGTTCGTAGTCAGCGGGGATCCTTCTTCGGCTGCCAACGATGTCTATGCTCAACTGAGCACTGGCGAAACAGAGAACAAATGGAACTGGGCAGATAATCGACAGATTGCTTGGGCCTCAACAAACATGTTCAATGTTGGAGGAGCCATGGCTCCCTTCACAGTCATTGATCCAGAACACATCGTAATTCAAGACTTATTCATCAATGGTAACGTGGGCGCGACCGGTGGCAGCGGTATAATCAATTATCTGATTGAAATGAAACCTGTAACGTTAAGCGATGAAGAAACAGTAATCCAACTAATCAAGGAGCGTAGCCAAGATGACATCTAAAGAACCAATTGAAGAAGTGAAAACACCAAGTAAGACTGAGCGGTTCGCTCAATGGTTGATGACACGTGAAGAACGACGTGCAGAAAAAGAATCCAACTTGGAAGGTCTTGTACGTCTTAACGTGCTTGTGTCCTTTCTCACTCTCGGCCTCGTCGGTGGCTTTGAAACTGTTCAACTTGCTATCACAATGATCCCTTACTTGGGTTGACATAGCATACAGGCTTGAACCCACATGAAGTTGTATTCACAACGTACAACTTCACCAGTTGTTAGACGTTGGTTGTGCCTACAGAAGTAAGTTTCATCGCAAGTTTCACACTTGACGCACATCAGTCTTCATCCTCCGCATCGCAATGCCTGCACAACCATACAGGTTTGCCATCAGTCCACACATACCATGGCTCCATTACTTCGCCACAAATACAGACTTCACTCATTCTTCTTCCCCCTCGATGGAATGGTATGTGTACATTCGACGCAGGCATTTGTCACATTCACACATCTTCTTGATGTAGTAACCATCGATGCTGCAATGTGTACATGGCATCATCACCCACTTGCCATCTTGTTTGATTTTCCAATACAACGAGGCCATTACTCACTCGCCCCCGCCGCCTTCTTTACTCTCCACGTGCTTCAAGCGACGTCGCATGGCAACAAGTCGAGCACAACCGTGCTCACCGATCGTAGAAACGGCGGCATCAATGACTTGAGACATCTTGTAGCCGCTCTTTTTCATGCTCTGAAGTATTCTATTGGTTTCTTCGCTCACCGTTATGCTGTACTGGTTCCCCATGTATTGAGCCAGCAGGTCATCAATAATAATGTTATTTCATTTTCTTAAAAAAAAAGGGTTGGCGTAGAATAATAACATATGGCTTGACATAGGGGTGGGTGTGGCAGGGGTGAGTATCTTAGTCCTATGCCACCGGTAGAGAAGATTAAGTGCTGCATGGGGGGTGAATAAGTTGTCCGCAGGAGCCGGCCAGTTAATTCATGCACTGACACAACCTGCGGACACCCAACAAAACGAGATGATACAATGGCCAAAACAGACAGTTTCTTTATCAGAGCAAGCACACCAACCAACGGATTAACCTACGCACAAACAGCAGTGGATCTTGGATCCTATGTTGATGCACTCGGCAAGAGTGTCCTGCGCATTCACAACATCAGTGTTGAGTATGGAGGTCCACTATCTGCCTACGCTGGTGCAGTCAACTCATCGACTCAAAGTTCTTTTCAACTCACAACTCAATCACAAACTGGAATGGTGAATGTCACTGATCGCAGTGTTATCTCATCCGGATCCTTGGCAATTGCAACAGGCGCTGCCAATGTTGAGATGATGTCTGAAGCACTCAACATTGCACCACAAGATTGGACTAAAGGCTACTTGGTTGCTGTCGAACAAATCTACCTCGGCGTCGCCCAAACCTTCGATCACTGTGACCGTGTGTCCATTGTCTTGGAATGCACCGTTGAAACCCTTTCACAGTCTGCGGCAATGGCACTTGCACTTTCCCAACAGTGAGGCGATTTAATTGCCAACTGATGAAGACATTCGGCTTGCTCTAAGGCTTAGAGCACTTGCTGATGCTCTCTTGGTCCCTGTCGCCACCGCCACTGGTTTGCCTCCCGAACTTGTTCAGGGATTTGTTGAGGGTACTACTACCGGTGCTGTTGCCGCAGGCAAAGAGCCAACCAAGAAGCGCAAGGTATCCGCGTATAATCGAAAGTACAAGGCTGCGTTCAAGCGAGTCTCAAAGAAGTACAAGAAGAAGAACGGCGAGTGGAAGAAGGGCGGATTCAAGTCTGCTGTTCGTGCAGCGCACAAAGAAGCTGGAGGGAAGAAGTGATGGCGATCCATACACTACGAGGTCAAATTAGTGAAGGCGAAGTAAAGCGTCTTATTATCGC